TTTAATTCACTTGTTTATTTAATTCACTTGTTTATTTAATCTAACAACTTCATCAATCTGCTTATCTACTTCTGTATGGCAAGTATCCCATGCTGACTTTTTACATTTGTTAACATCGTCACCTTCTTCTAAGAACCACTCACCACCGAACTCAAATGTATAAAATGAGTTTCCAATCTTTACACTAGCTCTTGATACTGTATTAAATTTATCTAACTTCATCTTGCACCTTAAAATATAACTTATCTTCTGGAAATACAGTGTTATAAACTGCAATCATTCCTTGAACATATGCTGACAGTGAGGATTCAAGTTCTTTAATTTCATCCGTGCCTTTATTTATTGCTGAGAGGAAGTTAAGGTCCTCAGTAGCGTGTTCAATAATGCTTATGACGTATGATTTTGTTTCTTCATAATTCATGCTTATTTCTCCTTTTTAATGGTTAATCTTTGTGTTACTGTGATATTAGTAAATCGTGCTAATGTTTCTGGATTAATGTTTCCTACATACAGCTCATTTTCGAGTGCATCATAATCAATGACTTCTACTGTTTTTACTAGATTAATATTGTTATCTTTAAAATATTGAATCAATTTCTCTTCGTTAAACGATTCTTTCTTTGTCTCAGAAACGGTGGCAATGTATCCTCCACCAGAGAATGAATTTTCACCTGTTTCCAGTGCGGTAGATTTAATTAATTTACCATCTGAATCTATCTTCTTCTTAAGGATCTTTTCTTCATCCTTGTTTTTACCATACCGTTCTACCACTTCTGTTAACTCCATGTAATCATTGATACTCATTGGTGTATCCTCCTTTATTTAATGAGCTTATTATATATCAATGATATTTTACTGTCAACAATTTTCTGAAAAAAACTTCTCTGCTTCTGACTTCTCTCTTTTATGGACATAGGTAGGATTAGTATAATTAGACAATAACCCTCTCTCATCCCTTATTCTATTCTGGAATCGTGCTAACTCTTCTATTTGCTTCATTGACCACATACGTGGCTTTCCTCTTTCATGTTTTAATACATATGGGATAGGAAGTATTATCTTATCTAATACTCCATCCTTAATACTTTTCTTCTCCCAATTATACCACAGGGTTATTGTAGGCTTAGATATACCCAACATTTTACAAACTTCTTCAACTCTATACATATTATGACAATAGGAAATTAACTAATTCTGTTTTATTCTTTTCTTTAACACCATCAATTAATATTTCCGATATTTTTCCTTTCTGATAAATTAATTCATGAATACGCTCATCTATTGTATCCTTACACATAATCGAGTATACTGTAACTTTCTTTGTTGTCCCTATTCTATGTGTCCTATCTACAGCTTGTTCAAATAAAGCACTATTCCAGGGTTCATCCATAAATATCACTACTGTACCCGCTGTAAGGGTTAATCCTGTACCCATAGCACCAATCGTTCCAACGATTACTTTACACGCATCCTCTTCCATAAACTTCTTTTCTTGTTCTGTTCTGTCTACATCTTTAACCTCTCCTGTTATTGTTGCCGTATTATATTCCTTTAATCTATTGCACACCTCTTTAGTAACGTTTGTCCAATTACTGAAAACCACACATTTCTCTCCATTACTTACTGCTTCTTTTACTATTTCTTCCATTTTATCTAGCTTAGCACTTTCATTAACTGAGGTAGACAATATTCCTGGATATCCTGTACACTGCCTTAGCCGGATAAGAGAAGCTAAAGGAGAAGGAGAGAGAATAACTTTATCAATATCTTCTTGTATCTGTTGCACTATATCATAGTAAAGTGTTTTCTGTTTTGGAAGCATATCTACATAAGAATCAATATACATTTTATCCGGCAAGTCAATAACATCTTCTTTAACCCGCCTTAACATCATCATATCAAGTGTATCTGTTATCTGCTCCATATGTTTATATCCTATAACTTGATACCCACCAAAACCCCCCATCACACAAAAGTGCTGTTTAAATTGATAAAAACTGTGATTCTCATACCCCAGCCACTTTAGTATAATAAACAAATCGAGTGGAGAGTTCATTAAAGGAGTGCCTGTCATAGCAAGTTTATAGTCTGGGTTTGATTTTAAGAATCCTTTAGCTTGTTGAGATGCAGGGTTTTTACATGCATGTAGTTCATCTGCTATTACCATTTTAATCTTATTTTTACATAAGTTCTTTATCTTATTAGCAAAATCTACTGAGCGGAAAGATTCTATGTTTGTTATTAAGAAATAAGGAAGTTCATCTATTTTTAGTAAATCTTCTAACTTTTCTTTTGTACTCCCAGCCTTTACTGCCCCACTTCTTTTATACCGCGTTCCTAATATATATGCACTGTAATCTGTATGTTTATTCACTTCATTATACCAATTATACTTAAGCGAATTAACCCCACAGACTATTAAACAGTGTTTCCAGTTATATTTTTCTTTATTAATTTGTGCTATATATATTGCCTGTAATGATTTACCGACACCCATTCCGTCAGCAAGTAACCACCTATTATTGTGCCTTCCATACTCTATTCCATCTAATTGATAATCAAACGGCTTTGTTTTAAATTCTATCATATTACCTCCTAATGTTATTATAACATAACTCTTTAATAAGGTAAAGTAAAAGACAGTGTATTAATACACACTGTCTTAATATATTTATTAAATTTTTTCTACATAAACCTCTCCATCTCCGTATTTAGTATCACAGATAGACTGAAATTGACCTATTTTTGTTGAATCCCACGCAACGTTAATTATTATTATATGATTTCGGTCTCCAAAAAACATATTGTGCTCTATAAAAAATTCAAGTGATTCATACGTAACATTCGGACAATAAAACCGTTCTGTTTGTTGTCCGTTATCTATATATACATCAGTTAAATTAGTGCAACCAAAAATTAGTCCTCCCCCAGTTTCAAAGTTATCTGGACATTTAATAGATAAATAGGTTAAATTTTCACAGTTACTAAATAATCCCGTTGCATTTACACTATAATTACAGTCTATTTCAAAATTAACTCCTTTTTTTTTATATTTATATTTCCTAAATTAGTCAGCGAATCACAATTTTCAAACATACCATCAAAATCATTACAGTTATTAAAATTTATAGGTAAAAACGTAACTAAATCATGACAGTTTGCCATCATATTTGAAACTGCTGTGACATTGTGCATATTATATTCTGGAACATATACAACACCTGAGTCTAAAAACATTTCAACCGCATTTTGTACGGTGCCCATTTATATCTCCTCTCCTTCAAACGGCGTGCCTATATACATATCTGTTGTATCACACCCAGCGGGTATAACGAAAGTAGGTTTTACCTGTAATCCGCTTTCCATGAACATCTGCATCATACTCATGACATTAGCTGTATTAAATTCAGGTACAGATGGTAAAGACGTACAGAACATAAACATCATACTCATATTACTAACACTTATCGTATTAAATAAAGGAACTGACGTTAGTGACCTACAATCCCCAAACATATTATTCATAGAAGTTACTTTACCTGTATCAAATAGAGGAACAATTGTTATAGAACTGCATCCACTAAACATACTGCCCATATCAAGGACATTAGCTGTATTAAATTCAGGCACTGTTGTTAATAAAGGACAATTAAAAAACATTCCTCCTGTACTTGCACAAATTTCTGGTAAGTACATCTCTTCTACACTAACTAAGTTTACCCAATTTTGGAATAAATTAGATGCATCCGATGTAATTTCTGCGGCAATGTATTCAACAATTGATGTAATTCCATCTTTATTGTTATTGAAAAGTAAATCGGAGTCATTTTGAAGTGTTTTTGCTCTAATATGAATAACATACTCACCGTCATTTTCATATGTATGTGCAACTTCTGCATATACACCTTGAGATGCTTTCGATATATTTCCGTCACCCCAATCCACATAACTGACTTCTGTTATCTGTGTTCCGTTTATCATAAACGACATACTACTCAACGATGTGTTATACACAAGTACTAATTCTGTCCTATTATATTCTCCTATTACATCTCCGTTATGGTCTAACCAATCATCTTCTAATAATATATCATCACCCGGTCCACCATTATCATCCGTGTACCACGGATAATCGGGTGATGGTGACGGCTCTACTATTGGTTCATCTAACTTAACCCCTAAAACCATTAAATTTGATTTAAATTCCGGCATTACAAAACTCATTATAGCTCTCCCTCCTTCTAGGCACTTAGATTAGATGCTGTAGAAGTTGCTTCTTCAGAAACAGTTAATTTTATCCGGTAATTTGTTGCTACTACATTAACACTACCTCTAATATACATACGTATATTTGAAATAGGGCTAGAAGGTGTTCCAACAACACTAAGCTCACGCATTAAAGGCTTTAATGTGATTGCATCAGGGTTCCCGCTTGTGTTATAGCCTAACGATATATTGAACGTATCTAAACTTCCCGGAGATGTAAGAGTACCGGATAATACTTTCATCGTAAAACAGTATGTTTTACCCGAGTCAAACAGTACAGGAGATAGCCATGAGGAGGGCTTTGAAGAACCCCCCGATTCAAGGGTACGTACAAATTGAACATTCTCATCATTAGTGCCGTTATATGTTCCATTAATCTCAATAATACAGTCACTATATGTTGTATACGTTACACCATTTGAAGTAAGAGCTTGACCAGCATCCCAAAAAGGAGTTAGAATATTCTGAACAACAACTGAATCTGTTTTAGTTGCTTTAACCGATATTAATGTATTACCTGTTTTTTCAATCTTTACATATGTGTTAAAACTGATTAGATTATATCCTTTAATTAAACTTAATTTCCTCTCATCTTTTTCCGATTTTACGCCATTTATATAAAGATTCAAGGTAAGATAGCTACCATTTTCCGGTAAATCGTCAATATCGACTTGAGTAGAAAATATGATAGCCGGAATAGCCCCTGAGAAAAGATTAAATGTATCTTCAACTAAGGTAACCTCTTCGGATGTTACCTCAACAGCACTAGGAGTATCCTTTACAAATACATTAACGGCTGTGTCTTTTTCCTCTTGAAATTGGAAAGATGTCCCACTAGCTTCATCTACTGAGTCCTCTCTTGATTTACTTCCTTTACTCCCTATTTCCTGTGAATATAATTGAATATCGAATAACTCGTTAGTTAAAACATAATGATTATTATTGTTATATTTTACAAGTGTGCCTAAAGTTAATGATAAATCAGATACTTTTGTTATTAATTCCGCAGGTGTATATTGGATAAGAGATATCTTATTATATAGATTTGTAAGCATATTATTAATGCCCTCGTCAGGCATATTTAAAATAGTAAAATTATTCTTTATTCTGTATACTTCATTTCCTGTACCTATGTAATATTGAGTACCATTATCCTTTGTTAAAACTTCTATTCTATCTATTTTAGTAGTTAAAAAAGCCTCAACTGTTGACGCTCCTCTTACATTATCTGTTATATCAACTCCAACATTACTTAAAGAAATGTACTCAAATTTACCTTCTCTATTTATATTACCAAACACACCGTTTATTTGACATATAGACTTAATCATGTCCTCAAAAGTAAGACTCTCAATGAACATATTCTTTAGTATTCTAAACCCATCATTTATTAAGGACGTTGTAACTTCCTCTATTCCTAAGCTAGTTAATAATGTAGTCCTTATATAATTAATCGGTGGAGAAGAGTTTTGATTAGGAAATATATCATTATAAATATTTATAACATTTATATCCTTTAAGTAATAGTACATATCATATGCTACTACTTCTGTAAATGTATTTGCTTTTTTATAAGTACAACTTAAAACTTTTCCGTAAAATAAAGGTTCTTCTACATTATTTTCATTAATAATTGTAGCTCTTATCATTACACCTGCAAAGTCATTGTCTCCGATTAAATTAAACTGAAATTTATTTGAACATACATTTCCATACATTAAGCTTTCATCGTCAGATAGTATTTCAGATAATTTAAGAGAACCACTTATAATACCAGTAGTTATATCAGCATGCTCACCATTAGGGAACGTTATTTTAGTTGTTCTGCCCATATTAATACTCCACTAATGTAACTGAATAAGGAGAATACTTTATATCATTACTTGTTATATGCTCTATATCAAAAGATATGTCGGGGATATAGAAATAAGATGTTTTATATACGTTATCCTCATCATTCCAATATGTTACACTTATCTTCCTTTGTAATGCATCTACTGTTGCATTATTTATTATAGCTTGAAATGCCTGTTTCTTTGCTAAGTTAAACTTCTTTGTTGTAAATTCTATCTTTGTCTTTGTACCCATAGCAGTTACCCGGGTTAAATCCCGGGTATTATCGTCACGATACGCCACTATTTCTTCACGTTGGTTAGGGGTAGCTTTATATGTATTCTCCTGTATAAATGGGGTTAAATTACCCCCGCCAACCGCATTTAATAAATATCCTTCAAAAGCCATTTAATCCTCCTTAAAATGCACTCACACCAGTTTGTTTCTTATATGACGTATTCTGTGTTCTAACTGCTTTGAACACTTCTTTACCGTCTATTTCTATTATTATATCACCTTGTTGTGCCGGTGTCACCTTTTCCATTACCTCTGACAACGCCTGTTTAATTGTATCCAAAGGGGCTTCAATGTTTGTTCCCTTCTTCTGGTCGCCTAACATTGCTAAGAATGGGTTATTAGATGGGATAACAGCACCATTGGCCAATGCTGGAACAGAATAAGATGCTGTAGATAGCCCAGAAGTAGAATATGTACGAGTTGTAGAAGAACCAAACGAGAATGAAGGCATACGGATTGAACTTATCTTTTGCTGTAGCCATTGAATAGAACCAATTATTCCATCTATCCACCCTTTTACTGTATCTATAACACCTCTAATAGGTGCCATAATTCCATTGAATATGTTTACAACAGTATTACTAAATGTTTGCCATGCTTGCCTAGCACCTTCTATACCGATCTGCCATGCTTGCGTAAATCCGTCCCAAGCTGCTTTTATTGGGCCCCATATAGCATTCCAAATATCTGATATAGTTTTACATAAATTGTCCCACCATTGTTTAATAGTATCAATACCTGTTTGCCATGTCTGTTTAAATCCTTCCCATTTTTCAGAAATCCATCCAATAAATGTATCCCATAGAGTTTGGAAAAAGAAAATAACAGCTTCCCATGTATTACTAAAAAATTCAACAGTTACATTCCAAAAATCAACAAATCCTTGCCATGTTTGAGATATCCATCCTACAAATCCATCCCATGCTCCTTGAATACCTGCTATTAATCCCCCAAAAAATTCTGCTATTCCATTCCATATGTCTATAAACCACTGTCCAATGAGTTGTATACCTGTTATCCAATACTGTTGGAAGCTCTCCCATCCGCCCATGAGTTCTACAAACCATGTAACGAATAACTGAATTGCAAATATTATACCTGCTATAAGAAGTCCAACAGGCCCAGTAACAACTCCAGCAATTACTAATCCTAGCCCAATGAGGATATCCCCAACACCCATTCCAAGTGCATTTAACCAATTAAGTCCGTTTGTTATAGCATCTATAAATGATTTTATAGAGAGTATAGCACCCCCTATTATACTACCGCCCCCTAAAAATTCAGTAAATAGAGGACTTAATGCCCTTAATCCCGATAACATCCCGGAGGCAAGCTCACTACCAAACATTGACTTAAATCCCCAGCCAATTGTTTTAGCCGCAAATTTACCAAATTCGATTAGAACTGCTCCTATACCAAGACCTTGAAGAGTGCTTGAACCAAATAGCTTTGCTAACATATCACCCAATGCTATGCTCAAGTATCCTCCCAGGGATTTTATAAGTGCCCCGCCTATCGTTTGTATTACTGCTCCAGCAACACTAAATCCGAGTATTTTAGATAATACCACACTACCTACTAGAAATAACGTTCCTATATCTAATTCACCTAAGAACTCTATACCGTCTTTTATTACTTCTTTCCAGTCTACATTTGTTAAAAATACATTTAATTCTGTAATAAGACCACTGACAAATTTATTTAAAGCTTTTCCAAATTCTTTTCCATCGAAGTTATAAAAGAAGGTGTTAATAGCATCTGCTATCTTCTTTCCTATAGTACCAAACTCATAAGCATCCATGAATCCGTTAGCCATGTCAACAATTCCCATTATAGCCCTAGCTAAAGCTTCTGCCGCTTCGTTTAACTTTAATTTTTTTACATAAGCGGTTAATCCTGCTTCTAATGCTCTACCAAAGTTATACCATTCAAAAGTCTTTACAAACTTTAAGGACGCTACAATTACAGTATTTAATACCCCTGCCAATGTTCTGCCGACTGCTTGAAAAGCTTCAACTGTAATTAGTCCATTTAAAAACTGAGCAAGTCCATTCCCAAAGTTTTCTGCTTTTTTATAGATGGCATCCCAATCTATGTCGTTCATCATTTTAGTTAGTGTCTGACTTATCTTATGGCCAAGTTCAAATAAAGTATCAATATCTGATTCTACTTTTTCTTTAATTGAGCTTACTAATCCACTACCCGTACTCGGTGTAATTTCAGGTGTAATGTCACCTAATGAATCACTTACATCCTCAGACTGTCCGACTATATTTTTCTGTATTACATTAAGTTCATCATAATTACCTAAGTATTTCTTAAGCTCTTTATTTGCGTCTTCTGTTGCACCCGCTACATCTTCAGTGGCATTTGCCATGTCTTCCATACCAGACGATGCGTCAGACACTCCACTAGATGCTTGTGTTATTTTATTGAAGTCTATACCAAATATATTTGCTAGTGCAAGATTTAACGCATTAGCCCAATTAATCATAACACTTATTGCTGCATTCATTGTCTTAAGAGCAGGCAGTAATATTGCAGTAAGAGTTGTACCAATTACTATCATAAACTGTCTCCACATCTCTTTAAGTATTCTTAACTGATTCGCCCAACTACCACTAGTTCTAGCGAAGTCACCTTGCGCATTAACTGTAGCTTTTAGTACATAGTTGTATCTAAGTAATGCTTTTTCAGCGGCGGCCATTGTCTTAACATTTCTCCCAAGTCCATAAGTATTTTCATACTGCTGTAAGTTTACCTCAGTGAGCAAAATACCGTACTGTTTCATAGTTTCTGTTTCGCCTGTATACACAGCACTGAGGGCTATTCTAGCTCTATCTTGAGAGATGTTATAGAATGACGCAAAGTCAGCTGTTAACTCCGTTAATCTTATAGCCATGTCGCTTGCCTGGTCTCTTGCAAATCCCATAGAGTTACCCATGGCCATGAAAGATGATGCCGCTTCTGTTGCCATTAACTCTGACATACCATACGATTCAATTGATTTAGAGTTAAATTCATCTAACTTAGATATCATGTTACCAAAAGTTACCTCAGCAACGTTTCTAACCTCAGTTAAGCTCGATGATGCGGCCAATGCACTTTCGGATAGAGCCACAAAACCAGTAAAACCTGCTATTACATTTAATGTTCTAGATATGTTTTGTACTTTACCTGAAATACTATTTAACCCTTTGCTTATACCGGCTGTATCGACAAAAGTATTAATTGTAATAGAGCCATCATATGAACTTCTTGACATACCTACCCTCCTAATATTTCATCTAATAATGCTTGAGTAGTAGAGTCCATCTTCTTTTTAAGAATAATTTTATCTCTATTCTCATTGTATAATTTCTGTTCAAATTTATCCAATTTTTTACCTCTTCTTAATTTATCCCTTATTCCAACATAGGTATTAAACGTACATTCTCCTATCTCCATAAAGGCTGAAAGAAATGTCCACCAGTGAAGATAGTCTTTACCACGAACATCTTCACCAAGTATTCGATTAATGGGGGAAACTATCATGTTAAAATCTTGACTCCAGTCATATAAAGGGACATTATTCGTATTAGAGGTCCTTCCTGTATCGCCCATTGACAAAAACTCTAACAGATAGGTTATCATTATATCTAAGTTATCAGAAAATGATTCTAATTCTCTTGTTTTATCATCATAAAAGTATTCTAAAGCAATTTCTAGTGCTACCTCATCTAATAAATCCGGGTCGCTTAGTATATTCATTATATCAATAATATTCCTGAAATCAGGGTCATAGTAATATTTAACCCCCATATAATCGAAGTAATTAGTTAACCGTCCTACATCTATTAACATAATCCCTCCTATAAAATAAGGGATGGCTTTTAACCATCCCAAAATGTACGCGGCTATTTGCCATTCTTACTATATTTCTTTCTCATCTTATTTATTGCTTTTGTATAATAAGGTTCTATCCCATCAAAGAAATCACTAAACATAGATAAAGTACATGCATCCCCAAATAATACCTTGCTTGTATTTTCGCCATATACTTCATCTAGCTTGGTTTTAAGGAATGTTACTATTTCTGCCAATAGGCCAGCGACTTCTAATGTATCCTCAGTCATAGCGGCACGATCTTGATATTCTTTTTCCATTAACGCAAAGTCTTTCTGTACTTGTAAGAATTTCTTTGTAGTCACAATATCCTCTGGGTTAAATTTAAAGACACCTCTAGGCTTATCATCGTCCCCTAAAATTTCTAGAGATATATCCCCCGTGTTAATTTTTAAACTAGTCATTTAATCCTCCTTAAATTTAGTTTAGGCAGTGGGTGTGAATGTTATTGTATCATTTAGTGTGTACCCATTAACTGTTCCATGGGTCTTATTGTTTGAAAGTGTAATCTCAATAGGCATATCTACTGTAGAACTACCCCCAATAGACTGCGGGACAAGAGTACATCCTGTATGAACTTCTGCTTCATATGCACTAGCTGAACCAACGAATGCACTTATAATCATAACTTCGTACAATGCAAATTCAGATAAGCGATTATACTTAATCTGATTATAAAGCTTTACCGCAAGTTTAGAGCCTCCTCGAATGGTCATAGGTTCTAATGTCTGAGTAGTTTCAAGCTTATTAAGCGTTGTTTCCGTAATTCCTAATATATCTGTAATAGATACGGTATCCGGGTTAAATTCAATAGATGAATCTTCAACACCACTACCAACAATCTGCCAATCAGGCGTTCCCTCTACTTCTGTTATAGAATCACCAACATTAACTGCTGTTACAAGTAATTTTCTCTGTGCTTTTTCATTTGTCGCAAGGTTAAAAGATAATGTATCTGCCATAATTATTCCTCCTTATATTCAATCCGACAAGCTAGCATATATTTTCCTAATCCGTCTTTAGTAACACTTGCTAACTTTGCCATATTCTGTAATGGGTATACCGTGTATTCACTGCAATTTTCTCCGAAATCAGGATAGTTTTTATCCTCTTCCTGTTTCTCTACCCATTCTGTAAACTCATCGAAAACATACATATTATCTGTATTAATCTCCGATGTTCCTTCATCAATGTACTCATATCCGATAAATATAAATGTATAAGATTTATATTTAAATCCTAAAATATCTGTATACAAGGTATAATTCCCTTGTTCAGGGGATATTATCCTCGATTCAGGTAATCCTTCGGCAGATTCAAAATGTAGGCAACGGTCAGTTAAGAATGTACTTACCCAATCTTGTAATGCTTTATGTTTATTAATCATTTACTTAACTGTTTCCTCCTTGCATCTATTTTCTGCTCGATTTCTTTTCTATGTATATCCCATGTGTAATCAATCCACTCACTTGTTGTTCCTTCTGTGTATCGATTCCATGTACTATCATCTGCTGTATACTGGTAATTAACATAAGGTAGCCCCTCATAGGTTATGTATCCGTAATAACTAGTGGCGTATGTATCAGCTACTTCTAGTATATGCTTAAGTCCTTTTTTATTTTCTTCTGGACCTAATGGTGTGTAATCAATAGAATAATTTAATATGGTATCCGCTATATACTGATTAAGCTGTTTACCAAACCCTTTTTTGGCAATTAATGCTTTATTCATATAATTCCATCTAATACCCATATCAATAGGTTTCTTCCTAGACATTACACACCGACCGCCTTAAGTTGTACACGATTAACCCCCCTAGGCTCTAGTTCTATTACATCTGTAACTAAACACGCTGTTTCTTTATATTTATTATAAAGTTTCTTTATGTTTGTAAACTCTTCCTTTATATCTCCTAAAAAAATATAGTCGCCTACCGACATAGTAAACGTGTCAGGAGGATTAAAAGAGACTGGTTGAGTGTATCTATCATTAAAGGGGATAAGAACTGTTATAGTATTTGACATAATATAATCAGAACCATTTATACTATAAACAGGCTTTTTTCTAAAATAAGCGTTATTTATAACCGTTTTGTACCAAATATCAGCAGGGACTATATTCTTATCTGCATCTACTTTATTAAATATTGTAATAGTTTTGTCATATAGGCTCATGAGTAGCTCCCCTATATAGAAGTTTAGGGGATAAAACATAACCAACGGCATCCAGCATTTCTTTCTTTATCGCAATCGATTGGCTACCCCTGTAGGATATTGTTTCAACCCCGTTACTATACATTGAAATATCACCAATAGGCTCACTTGTTGATTTACCTAATATTTCAATACATTCAAATAAAGCATATTTTACCGACTCATCCACATCTTTTATTCTATCGAACGTGATATAGTTAAGGTAATTCTGAGCTTTTCTCCCAAGTCTAAAGAAGATGTCGGAAGTAAGCTCACCGCCCAAAGATTTATATTCATCATAAGTTAAGTAAAGCTCCACTTCCTACCCTCCTATTTATCCTTAGCTGTCTGTCTCTTTCTTTTTACTTCCTTTAATGCGGCTACTTCTTTTCTCAAGTTCTTAACCATTGTTCTCAGTAAATTAACATCCACTGGGATAGCTTCATCGGCAATGGTTCCGTCCTCATTGAGTATGTTCCAGCCGTCATCTAAGTAATACTCACGCAAACTATCGTCTACATCTAATATCTGGTTAGCTCTTTGTATCCTCATAGAGCTTATGCTCCTTCAACTATAAACTGGATACCGTCTTTTCTATTATTGAGAATAAACACATCCTCGAAGGACTCTTCGTAATACACCCATTTACCCTGGGACATAGCAGAAGGTTCGCTAAGCTGTGAGAAAGAATAAGAAATAGGTGTTATAATCACCGAGGGGTGAATGAGCATCATGTAAATTTGCTTTGCACCAGTTGCAGGCACTGCCCCTGTAGTAAACACATAAGAGGTTTTCATAACAGTAGCAGGAACTGCTTTAACCGTTACTTCATCCAACCGAGATACATCTCTGTTAATAGAATCAATGGTACTCTGGACATCAAACGAACGAGAAATACCTGTGGCTTGCTTAAGCATAGTCTTTACTTCATGGGTACAATATAGTACACGCCCGTTTGAAGGAATCTGTGCATTATCCATAGCCAGCATCAACTTGTCAAATTCTTCGAGAATATTTGCGGTAGTTAACACAGTGGTAGCCGCCGTCATAGACTGTGCTGTCCAATCAGCGTACACTTTAGAGGATAAGTAGCAATCCATTTCATTAAATTTCTGAAATTCATTGAACGTTCTAGTTATATTGGCGATAGAAGCCGCCATGTTGGTCTGGTCAATATCCATAGGATGTACTAAAGTATCCCACTTACGCTGATTGGTAAGGGTCTTTGTTTCCCATCCATTATCAAAGTTACGAGAAATAGTACCTATAGTATCCCGGTCAGCGTTTACTCGTCCAGTAGTTGTGAGAGTAGGAATCTGAATAGTTTTGGCATCAATAAACCGATACCCCTGAGTGTTTCCGTAAAGTTCTCCAAAATTAAGAACATCTGGGAACGCGTTTGCCAATATCTGCTGATAATCTTGTGCATAATTAAGTATTGCCATTTTATTTTTCCTTTCTTATACCCCATTAAATTTAAACAATCCTGCAAACGGATTGTCACCACCTGGGGCTGTCTGTGGCTTGGCCGGAGAAGGTGCTGTAAATACAGGTTTCCCCTCTTCTGGCTCTGTGTTTAAAAAAGCATCGTCATTCTCTTTTGAATACTTCGTAACAAAATCCGATGCTCCTAAAATGTTACCGTCATCTAACTTTAAATCTGACTTAAGCATTTCTGCTATAAAATCACGTTTAGCGGCTTTACTGGTGAAATTCTGTGTCCCAGCAAACTCTTTTACTGCAAATTCATATGCCTGTTTTTCAAGCTTAACGTCATAATCCTTTTTTACATTGTCATAATTAGTCTGTAAATCTGTTAAACTTTGCGTAAGTTCTGCTAACTTAGTCTTATTATCGGTAGATTCACTCGATAATGTATTCTGTAGTTGTTCTAAGTCAGTGTCCCTATTACTAAGTTGCTCATTTAACTCCGTAATATCATTGTTCTTTTCGCTAAGTTCATTTTCATGTCGTCTTTTACTGACATAGTCACCTGTAGATAAGTCTGCAATCTTAAACCCCTTTTCACTTACCTTAGCTGAAAAAGCATCATAAGTAAGTGGTTCGCTAAATAATTCCTTTAAAAATTCCATCAATAAATCTCCTATAATTTCAAATTTTATGGCTTTATTTTATAAATCCGAAGTAACCTTCTCCGGCTTGAAATAAGGGTTTAATGCCCCCTTAAGCTATCTTAAGTCTAACACACTGCTTTATCATTGTAAAGTAATAATATTAACTCTGTGTAACAACATTGCTGTTAATTGTATTCTCTAACTTATTTAAATCAGATTGAGTCACGGATTTAACTATCTCTGCTTTATCTTCGGTAGGCTGTTGTGTAACCCCTGCACTTTCTTCATCAATTAATGCAATGGATTCCTCCGCTTGTTCTTTTGTTTCTCCATACCACTTCATTCTATACTCTACTCTTGAGATAAGCCCGTTCTGTATATCAATTAAATCTGTTTGACGTTCTAAGTCTTTATTTACAATGATAGAATCATCCCATTTATATGCTACTGCATATTCTCCGCTTGGTACGATGTCATACAAATCACAATAAATGTCTATTATATCGAACAATTGCTTAAAAACTTTTTCAAGCTCTTTCTGTATATCTACATTAGCGGAAAACGGTCTTTGTTTAAGGATAACTAATTCAGTAGCAGTTCGTGCTTCACTTGTAGTAATCTCCGATATTGTTCCTCGTGCAAGTGATGTTACATCTTCAATGTGCTGTAATATATTATTTAATCCATTAATGAAGTTATCGTCACGAAGTGCCGGGCTAAACACGTTATACATATCATCCGAACCTAAATCAAGGTTACGCCTAAATAATCTGTCCTCTGTTTCGGGTAATATTAAATTCTCAGCTACATTAGCCCCTGTAAATGTATTTACAGCTGTTCTATCAACATCAATGGCGAGTTCCCCTCCTTTAAACTCCCAAAGAAGGCTGGAATATACTCTGTCTGCATGTTTAATTAATTCTGCCGCTCTTGAGAAACAAGATGCACCTAGGGGACTTGAAATATCAATTGTATTTGCTTCTGGGTTTTTAAAATAAGCAAATAACACTATATCTACATTTTCTATTGTTATCTCTGGCTGTAAGTATGCCCATTCTTGAACATCAGTTAGTGGAACTTCCTTACCTAACTCGTCAGAAGCCAGAAAATTCTTTGACATAAATACTTTATTAACTACTTTACAGGTGTTTCCAATGACCTCATGTACTTCAACTTTTGAATATACTTTATCTCCTCTAAATACTCTATCAACAAACGCCGCTGACGTTAATTCTCCATCAGATGAGAAAGCTAAGGGATAAAAACTATCTGCTTTAACGTAACTGTATTCTATTTTGTATCCATCTGGGCCATATACAATATACGGTTTAATAGCCAGCCCACCTAAAGCTAAACCATATTCAATCTGTTTTCTTATTGAGTTCAATACTTCTTGAAATGACTCTTTTATAAACTCAGCTCTAGCAGAATCCCCTGTTATTTTAACCTGCATTTCAATAGTAGCCATTCTAGCTTTTTCACTTGCGATTAAAGGGGCTAGATTAAGAGATTTAACGTTATTACTAATCCATGGGCTTTTATTCTCATACATAGACTGCCATAATTCTATTGATTCTCTCATCTTATTGCTGACCCCTGGTGTCATATTTATTACATCCTGTATTTTTTCTTTTCTTAGCATTTTATTAATAATTCCCCCTATAAAGTCGAGGATTTTCATATTACCCTCCTAATTTTTACATTAATAAATGGGATGGATTATGCTCCAATCCCCCTGAATACACACTGACACACATCTGATAAGTCCTTAGTTATACCGGGGCTAGATAAGTAAGTACCCTAATACTTCCTCCATATACTATATAGTTTACAGCATTAAAGTGTAAGTGTAAACGAACAATACCTAAATAAATTCGTCTTCTTTAAGGATTCTCTCAACCTCTGATTTCCACCTATCAGGGACACTCTCTAAAGTTCTATTTCCATTCTCTATCATTTTAGCTAAAAACTGTGCCATTAAATAACACCACCTTCCGCAAGTACCGTTACTAAATCATCTAGCGCAGAAGAGTATAAATCATTCTGCTCCGACATTAGTGTTATGTACTCATCTTTATCATATATATCCATATCATACTCATATATAGTATGTGATATACCTAATAAATTCTCTCCATCCATTGTTATTAAGTCATTTACTTCTTTTTCAGTAATATTCCTGCAAATATATACATGATATTCATCTATCTTTACTTTTTTAGGTTTTATATTACTTTGTGTTAAAAAGCTATTCATTATTTCCTCCTATTAATGGCTCTATATATTTAACATAAAGCCTTTTAGAATTAGCGTGTTTAATCCATCCGTTATAGGCTTGAATAGAAGATATATCTTTTTCACTTAAATTATCTTTCTTCTTAAGTTCATTCATCTTCTTTTTTAGATTATTGCAGATTCTTTTTCTAACCAAAACATAATCATGGAATATTCTATATCCTAAGAAGTCAACCCCTCTTACACTCGTTGGAAAAACTTGATAATTAGACTTTATTTCTAAATCTAATTTATTTAATTCTATTGATATTTTACAGAAAATTTTCCGTAGCTCTTCTTTGCTACTAGAAAAGATAACTATATCATCCATATATCTAAAATAATGTTTTACATGTAAAATTTCTTTTACATAATGGTCAAACTTACTTAAATATAAATTTCCTGAATATTGAGATAAATAGTTTCCTATGGGTATTCCATAATCGCCTCCTGTAGAGTCTATTATTTCATCTATAAGCCATAATAAGTCATTATCTTTAAATATTCTTTTATAACACAACTTTAATTTTTCATGGTTTATAGATGGATAATACTTCTTTACATCAATCTTTAAACAATACTTAGTATTTTCTAAATCTTTAACTGACTTCTTAACTTTTACTAGTCCTTTATGTATACCTCTTCCAGGTATTGCACTATACGTATCACTTGTCATTGTTCTTATTAAATATTTTTCTATTACTTGTATAATAGCCCATTGACAAATTCTATCAGGATAATAAGGAAGCCTGTATATTTCTCTTACTTTATCCCCGCAGTTTTTAGTAAATATTTCATATTCTGATGTTTTGTATGTTTTATTTATAAGAGAATCTCTAAGACTACTTAATAAATTTTCTTTATCATTTTCAAATTCAACTACTTCTTTATAATATCTTTTACCTTTACTGGCATTCTTATGCGCCAACAATAAATTTTCCATAGAATATATTTCTGTATATAAATTATTAATTCTTTTTATGTGTACTTTCCTCAAGCTTTCATTATATTTAATTCATTACTAACACAAGTATAGTTTTGCTAATGTTTTACCAAGTGGTCAGGTGTGTATAGCTAAAATTTTAGTACATATCTGACTGCCGATATTACGATTACGATTACCAGAAGAATTATTACAATTCCAATAGAAAAGGCCCGCATTAGACCTACTATTCCAATTACTGCTAAGTAAGGCAATATACACACCTATATATATAGATATATATATTATTTACATTCAAGAATAGAAAATACGACCGCCGATATTACGACCACGACTACCAGAAGAATAATTACAACTCCAACAGAAAAGGCCCGCACCAGACCCACCATTCCAACTACCGCCAAGCAAGGCAACTAAAAATCCATTATAAGGATTATTTTGATTAAAGTAATCACCTACTGGTATAGAGCTGTCTCCAGTACATCTTGACGGTAAAAATAGATAGTCAGTATTTTTACTGTATCCTATTCCAGATACATATCCATTAGCTTTACATAATGTAAAACCAGTAGATGTGTATCCTTCTTTTGAATTCTCTACAAAACTACTGTCTTTTATATAAGGTATATTACTACTGTATCCATATATATTACACCCATCAACATATTTCCATATATTACCCCATGAATTTTCAACTCCACGGTATGTTATAGAAGTTAAACCATCTGTTCCTTCTCCACTTCCACTTGTATTTCCTAAGGATGATGTTAGCCCAGTTAACTTACTTTCATTACCTGTTCCACCTGCATTGTTTACATTACCACTTCCAAGGGCTATCTGACTGTTAAACATGCCATATTCTATTATAAATAGAAGTTGATTAGCTGACTCTGCTATCATATAAGACTGACTCCATCCCACTCCTCTATTCTCTGCCAATATTCCGCAGTTTCTTCGTGTTAAATCCTGTGTTAACCCTGAAATAGGTTTTGAATTAGATATCGAGCATAGTTTATCTGTAGAAAAGTCAGCTACTTGTGCATCATCTAGTATATGTGTACTTGCCGATGTATCATAAAGACACCCTTCATAGGCACTATAATAGATTTTGTCTTTTTCAATGCCTGCTTTTATAAATGCCGGATGTAATTTAAACCCTTCTTTAGGTGTATCACTTACATAGTATCTTGCTTTAATTAGATGATATCCAATTCCGTTTTCTATAGGATCTAATTTTAAGGGGACTACTTTATAGTAGAACTTAGGCTGTTCTACCATTACTTGTCCATTAGTTCCATCTTCTATGTATGTAGCATCTCCATAATATGCATTAACAATACCTGAGTCCGATAAATTACATCTTTTTCTTCCTCCAAACATATTGAAAGAATCAAAATCTGCTCCAGCTGTTTTTCCTACTGCCCCAGCTATTCTAGTGAATACACTGTTTTCAAAGTCTACTTCAAGTCCTAATATATCATCTGAATCATAACCTATATAGGCCTCTATATCAGCTATTTGTGACTCAGTTAAATCTATTCGTCCATTAACCGCAGAAAATAAACTTTGATGTGCAATATCATCTGTATTATGAGTAGAAACAGAATTATCCGTATAGACAGTAGAATTTTCTGCGTTTTCTATTAATTTAGTGTCTACTTCTTGTGTTGTATAAGAACCGACTTCGTCTGCTGTGTATGTCGGCTTGTTTTCTTGTTTTGCCCAAGAATACGTTTTATAATTATCATCTACTGCTTTAGGGGTTATTCCACCATCTATCTGATTTCCTGACGTATTATATAATTTAGCTATACCGGCTGTAGTAGAATCAGCATTAGCTATTTCTATATTTGCACTTCCAGTATCTATCCATGTACTTGAGTACACACTATAAACATATAGAATATAGTCGTCGCCTTTGTCTGTAATCGTTAATATTAACCCATCAAGATTTTTAGGCTCTCTACTGTATTCTGTTCCAATATAAGTAGTACATGTTGTTTGTACATTAGCTAGAGTAGATGATATATCACCTTTATTTAATATACTTATATTGTTTAGGTTATCTATTCTACTATTAGTTTGTATTATAGCATCTGCATTATCTTGTATATCTTCTCTTATATCGGCATGTGCGGATGTACTTGTATTATGTGCAGAAACATTCCCTTCTTCCTCTGCCCCAATTTCACTTGCTGTATAAGTAGGCTTTTCAGGCTGCATAGACCAACTCGGTATATCGCTTTCAATAAGATATCCGCTATCGTTTTCTAAATCACTTACTTTAGTTGGGATATCTATTGCAGATATCGCTTGTGCAACATAATCATACATTTCCTGACGTGTTGGTGCATCTATTGGATGTTCATCCATATAATTAGATATTAACACATTTACTTCATCAACCGTAGGATGTTTCTCTAAACTAGCTAATAACTGCTCATATATAGTAGGAGTAGGGTCAGGAGGAGTATCCCCATCAGAATATCCAGAAGTGCCTATGTTTATTTCAATACTTTTACACGTTACTCTTACTTTGTTATCAATATCATATCCATAAATCGACACATAAAATGACGTATACTTCAATACTTCTTCTGGTACAGGCACAATGTTAGTCTCATCTAATATAATAGTGAAGGGGGGTTTAACCCCTTCTCCTATTATTGCAGTTTTAGTCATATTAGCTGTTATAAATGATGGTAGAGTAAACTCAATAAATAAATCATTTAGCGTTTCTGATAACACACTTCCGTCTAAGTTGTCTGTTCGTGTTATACTTCTATCTTCATTAACGGTTAATAGTATCTTTTGCATTTTTCTTTACCTCATGCTGTAAATAATCAAGCGCTTTATTTAAATCCTGTTCATAAGAATTATCTGATTTTTTACCTGCTCTAAGTATGTATTTTATAACATTTCCTAAGCAAAAATTTAAACCGTAATAATCAATAATTTTAATCGCCTCGAACGGATTATCTTTTCCGTAATACTCTGATTTATTCATTAATCACCACTAAAGTCACTTCCTCCAAGCTGTACATGAACAAATTGGCTAGAATAATATGTACCAACATGTAAATCATTGTTATGCGCTATTTGTTTAAGTGTATCAACCATTCCCTCGCTCATTCCCAGAGTATACAAATCACATGCTTCACCGTATTGATGTAAACTATCAGGTACTCCGCCTTGTCTAGCGTTCTCAGGAGGACATCTAAATCCACTTGTTATTACTAGAGGTGAATCTTCTCCTTTATAGGCGGATAACTCATCACGCATCGATTGTATGCGACATTTAAGTTCATTTTTTATGTCTCCCCCACATCCGCATGCACATTTAAACTCGTCAGGACCAAAATTAGGTAAGTTGTTAGGGTTATATCCTCCACAGTCTGGAGGAGTATCAGAAGAACCATTATCAAAATACTGCTGCCCACCTGCAAGTGCTATAAACATATTTTCATCTACACATGTTCCACCGCCTAACCCGTTCGCCGCCTTATATTGTGCAACAGCTGAAGCAAGCCCATCGCCATACGTTCCGGGGCACTCTACCCCGCCCGCATCAATGTCATTAAGATACAGTAATATTTCTAATACTGTAACCATGTACTGTGTTTCACCGTAATCAACATAATGACCAGAAATACCGTTGACGGTTAGCTGCCCAAGCATCCCGTCCTCAGGTATTCCTAAACCATAATCAGCGTTAATTCCTCTCTGTAAAACGAAAACCTTTTGTTTATCCGTTTCTGGGCCGGGTATCCCATCTTGTTGAATTTTGTTAGAAGCAAAGTTATTGCTATGTCCTTGCCCTAAATATACATTATTACTCATTTATTTTATCCTCCTTCTTGAATACTCTTGCTAACTCACTATACAGGTTATCGTACCCATACATTGCTCCATATGCAACTAAAAATCCAGCTATAACTGCTGTAGGATAGTAATACCAAAATATAACTTGGCCTAAAAGTAGCATAAACAAAATCATTGTAAATATTGTTAGTATTACTGAAACACACAGAACAGTTACTTGCGCCGGTACTCCTTCCATCTTAAACGTGTTCTTTATCACTTGTGTAATAATATTTGTTATAACAATAAGTGTGGCAAACATTGCCGTCACAAGCGATATATTTTCTGATATTATATTAAAACTCATAAATCCTCCTAATTAGGTAATTCCTTTTTAATCGTCTCAGTTCCTTCACCTACAGCCGATTTTACTGTATTGTTAGATGAGGAATATCTTTCATTGACTATCTTTGAAGATAATAAAGAGTTGTCTATCCTTGACATTTCTGAATCCGATAGCTTTAACTCATGTTGTAATCTCATTATTCTTGATTTAGCTTCGTAATCTAGTTTTACAGCTCCAGCATCTACCTGACCTTGTACTTTTGTAGCGTAACTTAAATGTGTTTTCTTTAAATACCACACAACAGTTGTGACTGATAATGCTCCGCTTGCTGTTATACTTGCTGTATACACTGTCTGCATTCCATTGTATATAAGTGTATTCTCAGGAAGATTAAGTACATAAAATAAAACGGTAACGAATAATAATAAAGAAACAACACATAATCCCTTTGAGAACATCAATTGCTCTTTATCTTTTATTTTCGTAATAACACCTCAACATTCTTTTCAACCTCATTAACACGGATACCCACCTCTTTAATCTCATCCTCACAATCATCCATACGTCCATTAAGCCTACTAACGTCGGAATTCGTTCTTTCTTTGAACTCTGTTAATACCCCTTGCAAAGATTTAATCGTAGTGTCAAGACGGGTGATAGCGTTAGATATGTTTGTTGAAACTGAAACTACCGTACCAATTACGGCAATTATTGTAGCTATTAGTCCTACAATCGTGGCTACTTCTGTAATTCCAAACATAATTAAATCTCCGATCTTTTACTAACTAAATTATATCAGAATAAATAATTAAGTTCAATTTACTATTTACCTCGCTTGCTGAATAACGGCATCAATGCATACCGGGTAGCGTCAATAAAGTGATTATTCTTATCAGGAAACCTACTTATAATCTGCCCTTCTCTATCTCTATCATACTCGTACTTAATAAACTCCGTAAAAGCGGCTGGACACCTCTCTTTATCGATATAAATGTGGCTCAAGCTCTGTAACCATTTAATCCCATACTCAGGGGAGTTCTTAAACTTGTTTACCGCTCGCATATAACACCCCCAAGCTCTAAAGTCCCCAATTGACTTAGATTCTGCACTATCAGCCCAGATAAGCTCATTATGTTGCATAAACGGAACTCTTTCTTCTTCGCCAAACTCATTTAACCTTAAGTACCGTTGGTCTTCGTATAATGACGTATATAAATCCTTATTGCCTTGGTACTTGCTCGTATATTCAGCAAAAATATAAAGGTCATGTTTTTTACTATCATAGTATGCTTTAACAGCGGCGTTAGGGTCAATTGCATATCCCCAGTCAAGGCCATTATAGATGTAATCAAATGTAGAAACGAGCGCGCTGTCCATATGCATATCTTCCACATTATAGAAAACATTACCCCCTGAACCGATTGGAATACCTAACATTTCATTCTTATAGGCCCGTTCGTTTGTTTCTTTAAGATAATCCGCTTCATCAATAAACGCACTTCCAAGCCAATCTTTTGGTACATCTAAATAGGTAGACCTAATAACCTTAGTATCATCTTTACGATACATCTCACAATTAAGTGTATACTCATTAGCCCAATTATTCTGAGAAATAGGAGGGTTAAATGACATAAAATTCCAATAATCATTACCACCGCGCATCGTAGATTGTAGAACTTTACGTATTTCTCTTTCACCCGAATATTGGTCTAATTCTTCAAACCACGTTACAGCAATATACCCAAACGGTAATTTAACTGATTTTACTTTACTCGCATCATCAAGGCCGAAAAAAAGAATCTTTTGTTTTGTAGGTTTAAAGATAATCTCAAGAGGGTTAGTGTGGAACGTAAATAAATGATTCATCCCTAATTGTTCAATAGCCCACATCATCTGACCATAAACAGAAGTTTTAAGCGTATTTCCAACTTTACGAAAAATAATGGCGTGAGAAGAGGGATTGTTAATAATCAACAATACAACCATAAAAGCAATAAAAGACGATTTAGTACTGCCCCGCCCCCCGGGAAGTATGTAATTAGTATACTTTTTATCTAGAGCATCATAAAACATCTCATCAAACTTCTCTATCCATAATTCATCTGGTTTTATATTAATAAATATCACCTCCCAATTAATTATATAATACTAACAAATATAAGTCTACTAATACCTTGGCGGGAGAAATAGAAAAAAAGGGGTGTTCCAATATAGTAGAATATACAGTAGTAGAAATACATAAAACAAAAGGATAAATTTCAATAAAGCATAAAATCCCTTCTACTGATATGAAAAAGAGCAAGTTCCAATTAAGCGTAATTTATATTCTACTGTGACAGTGTTAGCCCCCAGATTCCGCCATAAATCCCCCCCCACCCCGGTACTTTAAAGCATTAAAGTAAAAATATTTATGAGAAAAAATAATCATATTTTATAATAAATTTTTACTTCATTTTGTTAGATAAGCCATACAATATAG